TCAGCATCGATGTTGTGGAATGCACTAACGTCTTGAGCCAATTCAGGAGACCAGCTAGCTCTTAATTTTCTTTCAGTTACAGAAACTGTTACTGATTCTAAATCAAAAGAAACTTCACCGATTGCATCTTCAAATTCTAAAGTTGCATAACGACGGTAAGATGCTGTAAAGTCATTACCTTGTAATGTTGAACCTGTTACAGTTGTATTAGAGAAACCTGCAGTTGAACTGTAAGTTTGTAAATCTACATTTAAGAAAATTACACCATCTTCATCACAAATGTCACTAAAGTTAAGACCATTTGCACCTGCAGTTCTTGTACCGTATTCAACAATACCTTTACCGTACTTTTGAGTAACTACAGTAAATGGTAAAGATGTTCTACCACTTAACGCATTTGCACGAGGTGCAGTAATTGTTAATGAAGCTAAAAACTCTTCTGTGTCCATTTCGTTACCGTCTGGACCAGCTAATTTACCTTGACCTGGTTTAGAGAAACCTGTAAGTTTCAATATTACAGAACCTAAACTTGTTCCCGTTGCTACAGTTACAGCACCACTTTCGGTACCTGCATCAAATGTAACAATTGATGTTCCAGTTAAAGAAACTACTGTAAAATCTCCTTTAGAGTAATCAAACAAACCTTGATCGTTTGCATCACTGTTCTCGTAGAAACGATCGTACAAGTTAATACCTGTATAACCAGTAGAAGCACTTGCTCCACCAGCACCACCTGGGATACCGTAAGGAGAATAGTGACCGTTACTTGCGTTTCTTTCTTGAATTTTAGGTACGAAGAAGAACAATTTACCAATTGGTAAGTTCATTGCTTGTACTGAAACGATGTCGTTTGCTAATAATTTAGAGAATACACGACGGATAATTGGGAAAACTACAGTCTCGAAAGAACCAGATGCATCAGCTGTTGCTGCTTCATTGATTAAGTAAGACGCTTGGTTTTCATACAATTGCGCGATGTTATCTTTTTGGTGACCGTTAAGACCTTCTAAAAAGCCTAAGTCATCCCATTTTTTGATGGTATCTTCTTTGATAACACGAAGGTGCTTAAGACCGATGTTACCTACCATACCTGATTCTAATAATGCTCCCATTTTGAATATTTGTTTTTGGTTTTTTTATTTATTATTTTATTTTACTCATCAAATCTTTCATTCTCTTGAATTGTGGATTCTCATAAGCCTTAGCTTCTGATAACACTTCTTGAGATGTTGAGGTTGATGGAGTATTAGAGATTTTTTCAACTACTGATTCAGTTACTGTTATTTTTGTACCTAACTCAGTTTTTATTGTATTGAATAGACCTTTAGCCTCATTCATTGTAGAAACTGAATCAAATCTCTTTAATATGTTCAATTTCTCCTGTTTTGTTGTAGAATGTTCTGTAAATAAACGAGTGGCATATGCTAAGTTTGCATTGAAAACAGCAACCTCATTAAGTTTTTCTTTAAAAAGGATTAACGCCTTCTTATACTCAGAATTTTGCTTTTTTAAGTTTTCAACTTCTTCATTCATTTCGTGACGACCAGCTTTGTATTTTTTACCCTGAGGTGCTCTAACGTCAGCTCCATATGTTCTTGCAGCTTCACCAACTTCTTGTTCTTTAGGTTCCTTTTCTTTAGGTTTTTCGTCTTCATCATCTAACTCAATTTCGTACATAAATTCTTCTTCCATTTCAGTATCCATTTCAGGTTCCATTTCAGGTTCCATTTCAGGAGATTCCATTTCTGATTCATCATCACCATCAAGTTTGATAATATAGTCGTCTTCACCTGTAGACATTTCGACATTGTTACCGTCTTTTTTAACCACAATACCATCTTCTGGTTTCATAGCCTTAAAAACTTTTAGTACTTCATCATCTGAAGCACCTGTCATGTCCATCACATCTTCTTCGTCATCGGAAAAATCATCCAAAGATGGTTCTTCGTCTTCTGATTCTGAATCTGTAGGTAATTCGTCATCGCCCATTTCTGAGTCTAATGAGTCGATACCTTTAGTAGGATCTTCGTTATCGAGGTCTGTTGTGTCATTTTCAGCGTCATCAGCTTCAGCATCATCTGCTGTTGCGTCATCGTCTGACATATCGTCTGCCTCTTCGTCAGGATTAACTTCGTCCTCAGGTTGTTCACCCATAGGCATTACAGTATCGTCCTCTTCTTCCAATGATTCTTTAAGCAAGTCATTCAGTTCTTGTTTCATGGTTGAAGCAAGTATACCCTTTGCATTTTGCTTTAC